CATCGACAGAAAGGCGATCCCGGTAACGGCAAATTCAAGGACTCCCCCGACATTAAAAAATAACTTGTTGGGAAAATCGCGCTCTGCTAGGATATGGGTGCCAATCGGCTTAAGTCCCCGGTTGGCATCCCGAATAACAGTCTCAAAAGGCCCGGCCTCTCCCCAGAGCGCCGGGCTATTTTTTGCTTATTTTGTGTTTGACAATGTGGCGGCATTATGGCACCATATCCGCATGACATCGACGACGTTTGGGGAGGACTTAAACCATGCCAGAGGTAAAACCAAAACCGCAGAAGAAGGAAAAACCCGTGACCACTGAAATCATTCAGCAGGAAGTACGACCGCCCGAATTAATGAAGCTCACCGCCGCCGAGATAAAAGCCGATGTGAGCCTTATCCAGCAAGTCATCAAGTCGGTGTTTAAGCGCGACGTCCACTTTGGCATTATTCCGGGCACCAAGAAAAACACGCTTTACAAACAGGGTGCGGAGAAAATCATGGTGACCTTTCGCCTATGCGCGGAGCCGTTGATTGAGGACCTCCGTGTTCCTGGCGAGATCCGCTATCGCATCCGCATCCGCATGACGCACCAGGTCACGGGAGCGGTGATTGGCTGGGGCGTCGGCGAATGCTCCTCTGACGAGGAAAAATACAAATGGAAAAAAGCGTATCTCGCCGAGTACAACGCCACGCCCGAAGACCAGCGCCGCCTCAAGTATTACGACGAGGGCAAACCCGCCATGCAGGTGCGCGTGAACATCGCCGACGTCGCCAACACGATTCTGAAAATGTGCAAAAAGCGGGCACTGATTGACGCCACGCTGACCTGCACCGCCGCCTCGGATGTGTTCGAGCAGGACCTGGAAGACATGGACCCTGCGCTGCGCCAGAACATGACGAGCGAAAAGCGGCCGCCGATCCCTGATCGCACGCCTGCGCCGTCCATGCAAAAGCCCGCAACCACGCCGCCGGCCGCAGCCGCTGGCGAGGAAGAGGAGCAACCCCCGCAGCCGCCGAGAGCCCAGATCAACTTAAAAGGCGCGCGGGAGATGAACGCCAAATTCGACGCGCCCTGTAAGCTATGCAATGAATTCATCCAGACGGGTATGCCCATGCTCTACATCGGCGAAGGCGTGGACAAGGGTCGTTACCACATTGCTCACCGAGACGCTTAAGGGAATCCCCGACTGGCGGTTCTTCGAGAAAAAAGACCCGTCCTTTAATTTCATCTCCGACCCGCACGATTACCTGCTGCGTGCAAAGCGCATGTGGAGTCCATCGGGCACGTTCCTGCAGGTCCGCTATGTGGACCCCACCTACTACACCGAAGAATCCCGGCACCGGGGGTCCTATGTCCACCGCGTCACCCACCTCATCGACGACGGCGATACCGGGGTCTGGAATAAGATCCACCATCGCTATCTGGGGTTTGTGGAGGCCTTCGCCGAATTCAAAGAAGTCTGGAAATGGAAGCCACGCTTGCGCGAGGTTCCGATATATAATGCAGAGCGTCATTATGCCACTACGCCCGATGGGGAAGGGCTGATATTGCAGGGCGACGAGGCCATTGTGGAGATTAAAACGGGGACGATGCCCTGGTGGACCGCGATCCAGACGGCCGCCCACGACATGGCGATTCATCCCTGGGATAAAGACCAGCGAAAGACGCGCCGGCGCATTGGCGTGGAGCTCAAGCAAAACGGGAAATTCAGGGTTAAAGAATTCGACGACGAGGACGACTATTACGTGTGGCAATCAAACCTGAAAACCGTACAACGCTGGCGCGCGGAGCCGCCGCAGAAGCTGACCAAGATCTTGTCGTACTAGACTGTTAACTCGGGAAAAATGGAGGACTTAAAATGTCACAGGACACAATGGAAGTAACGCCCACCACGCAGCTGCGCGTGATGACGGTCACGGAAGCGCAACGGGAACATTACAAAAAGACGCTGGCGAAGCTGGAACGCGAAGGCCCCAAGATCATCGCTGGAATTAAAAACGAAGAGGGCGCACAGAAGGCATCGGCCTGGCGCGTCGAGGTGCGGGACTTTATCCGCTCCGTTGAATCGGGCATGTTGGGCGAGGCCAGTAAAAAGTTGCTGGCCTTAAAACGCGAAGTCGACGCCGAGATCAATTCCTACGTCAACCCCTGCGAGAAGCTATTCAAAGACGCCAAGACGAAAATGGACCGCTGGTACCTCGACGAATCAAACCGCATCAAACTCCTCCAAGAAAAGCAGGCCACCAAGGACATTCAAAAAGCCGAAGAGAAAAAAGAGAAAACCATCCAGACGCTGATGGACCTCGGTAAAGAGAAAGAGGCGAAATCCGTCGCGCGTAAACCGCTGGCCTTCGTGCCGAAGACGATCGCTATGCCCAAGATCGAGAATGCCGCGTGGAAAATGGATTATCGGGTCGAGATCGAGGACCTGGGCGCGCTCTTGAAGCACATTGCGGCGCATCCCGAGTACCACGAGTGGATCGATATCGACGACCTGCGCGCGAAACTCAAGGGCTATGCCGCCAAGCTGAACGGGAACATGGCCGAATTCGCCAAGCACGGCGTGCAATGTTACGCCACGCCCAGCAGCGTGACCGTAGGAGGTCCCAAATGAGCGAGCTGATCCGGTTTTCCAATTCGTCGCTGGGTGTTTACGAGGACTGCCCGCGGTGCTTTTGGCTTGCACAGAACCACAAGATCGTCCAGCCGCGAGGGATATTCCCCTCGCTGCCGGGCGGCGTGGACCGCGTGCTGAAAACGTATTTCGACCAACACATGAGCCAGGGGACGCTGCCGCCCGAAATGGCGCATCTGACCGGAGCCAAGCCCTACCACGACCGTGAGGCGCTTGAGCGCTGGCGCAATTGGCGTAACCTCATCATTGAGGTGGACGGCATTGCGCTGCTCTCGGGCGCGCTGGACGAGCTGCTCATTTGGGACGACGGGCTCTGCAGCCCATACGATTACAAGACGCGCGGGGCGGCGCCGAAGGAAGGCGCGTCGGAAGAGTATTACGGCACGCAGCTGGACTGCTACCACCTCCTGGTCGAGCAGGGCTGCGGGCTCAAATGCAACGGCGACGGATACCTCGGTTATTATTGGCCCGACGTCGTATCCGGGCACGGCGAGTTTAAATTCCACACCGCGGTCGTGAAAATGGAAACGGATCCCGCGCGCGCGGTGAAGCTGGTGCATGACGCCGTGGAATGCCTCAAGCTTCCCGAGCCGCCGGCAATGGAGATGACGATCAGTAAGAAGGGCGTGCCCAAACCCGCCTGCGAATACTGCGCCTTTGTCTCGGATCGCGTGCCGCATGAAAGCCAGGTGCGCGCGGAGGTTGCCGAATGAACCTCGCCATTTGTAAAGGCTGTGGCCGGGAAATCGTCTGGGCCAAATCCAGCAAGGGGTTCAGCATTCCGCTCGACCCCAACATCGTCGTGTATAGCGTGGTCGATAACGTCGCCGTGAAAGTCCCGCCGAATTTGATCGGCGAGAAGCTCTACGTCAGCCATTTTTCAACCTGCCCGAACGCTAACGAATTCAGCGGCAAAAACCGAGAGGCACCCGACCGTCATTTCAGTGAACCCAAAGGAGGCGGGGACTAGAAATTTGTCGTTCAAAAAACAAGGAGGACTTACGCCATGATCAAAGTCATGATGCTTGTTGGCTGTATCGCCGCATCCGCAATCGCCGCACCCGCCACCGACGTGTTTTACATCTACAGCGATAAAGGCGCACCCACCAACCACTTCGTTCCCTCGGGATGGATGGGCGACTACGGCGACCTCAAAGTCGACGACGGCGCGACCTTAACCCCCCACGCAGGAAAGACCGCCATCAAATGGACCTACACCGCGCTGGGCAAACAGGGCGCAGGCTGGGCCGGGGCGTTTTGGCAATCCCCGGCGAACAATTGGGGCGAGCGTGTGGGCGGGTACGATCTCACCGCCTATACGAAGCTGACCTTCTGAGCCCGCGGCGAAAAAGGCGGCGAGAAGATTGCCACGTTTAAAGTCGGCGGCATCAATGGCGAGCACGGCGATTCGGACGCCATTGAGATGGGCCCGGTCACGCTGGGCAAAGAGTGGAAAAAATACACCATCGATCTGGCGGGTAAAAATCTGAGCAACATCATCGGCGGTTTCGCGTGGTCGGCCTCGCGCGACGACAACCCAGATGGCTTTGTGATTTATCTGGACGACATCCGGTTCGAGAAGTAAAACATTTGAGGCCGGCGGGCGAGGTTAAGCCGTCCGCTGGCCTCTCTTTTTCGGGAGGGGAGGACTTAATGTATGGCTTGGACTTATTTAGTGGAATCGGTGGCCTCACCAAAGCGCTCGAAGGGTACAGCACGCCAGTCGCCTACTGTGAAAACGATCGACATGCAACCGCCGTATTACTCTCACGCATGTCAAGCGGCGAGCTCCCTATCGCTCCCGTATGGGATGATATCCGCACATTTGATAGCCGAAGCATATTCCCCGTCGATATCGTCTATGGCGGGTTTCCTTGCCAAGACATATCCGTTGCGGGACGCGGAGAAGGACTGGACGGAAAGCGAAGCGGCCTTTTTTCAGAAGTCGCTCGGCTCGTTGGCGAAATTCGACCCGCCTTCGTGTTCTTGGAAAACGTTCCAGCAATCACTTCTCGGGGAGGGCTGCGAGTCACTGCAGAGCTTACCGCCCTCGGGTATGACGCGCGATGGTGTTTTGTATCAGCTGCAGATGTCGGAGCCAACCACCGCCGAGAACGATGGTGGCTTTTGGCCCACACCAACGGTGGGCGGGGACGGCAACCCACCGTCGATATTGCGCCGCAAAGGAAATCACTGGATCCGACCCAGCGGGAAAAAAGCGCAGTTCTGTCTGGATCAGGCAGTGCAGATGTGGCCGACGCCAACAGCCGATCCCTTCCGCAGCCGTGGCGGCGATCGAAAAAACGAAATGGGATTGGACCGCATGGCGAAAACATGGCCCACGCCGACAGCGCGCGACGACCGCGGGCCGGCCAGCCGCATATTGGATTTAAACCGTGCAGTAAAACAGTGGCCGACACCGACCGTTCAAATGTCGCGCCCAGACATGAATCGTCAGAACAGGCCAACAAGCGGATCGGACGATTTAGGATCGGCGATGAAAAAGGAAACTGGTGGTCAGCTGAACCCAACGTGGGTCGAGTGGCTGATGGGGTACCCCTGCGGGTGGACCGTCTTAGAGGATTGGGCAACGCAGTGGTTCCGGCCCAAGCGCGCCGCGCTTACGAAATCTTGAGCGGGAGGGTTAAAAATGCGACGATGCCCAAGGCCTGACGTCACACGGATGTACCGCTATTTTACGCGCGAGGAGTTAATTGAAGAATGCCTGCTGCTAAGAGACGCCCTGCACAACGTAAACAACGAGCTCCAAACCAATCAAATAAAAACCCTCCTCCTCCCCTTGGTGGTAAGCGCGCCAATAAACCTGTCAAAACTGGCCGCATCATCCCGCAGCACGATATCACGCGAATGCGCCTCGAAGACCTGGACCCCGCGCCCTATAACCCCCGCACCATCACGGAAGAGGCCAAGGGCGGTTTAAGCGCGAGTTTATCCCGCTTTGGGCTGGTGCAGCCCATCGTATGGAATAAGCGCTCCAAACAAATCGTGGGCGGCCACCAGCGGCGCGAGGCCATGCTTGACCAGGGCGTGGAAGAGGCCGATGTGGTGGTGGTCGATTTGGGCCCGGAGGATGAGCGCGCGCTCAACATCACCCTCAACAACCCGCACGTCGCCGGGGAATTCACCGACGAGCTGCAGGAGCTCTTAAACGAAATTCAGGGTACCATGCCGGAGGCGTTCGAGGAGCTGCGCTTAAGCGAGCTCTTCGACAGCTTCATCGATACCTCCGACATTAAAGAAGACGAGGCCCCGGAACCGCCGAAGGTCGCCAAGACTAAGCTGGGCGATTTAATCACGATGGGCGACCACCTGCTGATCTGCGGCGACTCTTGCGCGCCGACGACGATCGAGCGGTTAATCAAAGCCGCAGGCGCGGCCGCCGACATGGTCTTTACCGATCCCCCCTATGGCGTCAAATTCGGCGAGGCCAATCACAACCCGCGCGCGAAGAAATGGGACGCGATCGCTAACGACGAAAAGCAAGGCGACACGCTTTACAATTTCAGCGCCTCGTGGGTCGCGTCTATTTTGATCGGCGTGAAAGAGGCGGCGCCCGTTTACTGCTGGAGCGCCTCGATGGACCAGGGATACGAAATCGTGAAGGCTCTAAAAGACGGCGGCATTCACGTGCAATCGCAAATCGTGTGGGTTAAAAATACGCTCGTCCTTGGCCAGGCCGACTACCAATGGAAACATGAGATCTGCTGGTACGGCTGGAAAGAAGGCAAGCACCATTTCTGGGCCGGCGGCCGCGCGCTCACGACCGTTTGGGAATTCTCGAAAGACGCGAATAGCTCCTACGTTCATCCCATGCAAAAGCCCGTCGCGCTGAGCGCGTATGCCATCCAGAATTCATGTCCTCCCGGCGGCACAGTGCTTGATTTATTCTCGGGCTCGGGCTCTACCCTGATGGGCTGCGACCAGACGCACCGCCGGTTCATTGGCGTCGAGCTCGACCCTAAATATTGCGACGTGATCGTGATGCGTTGGGAGAAAGCCACCGGCAAAACGGCGGTGAGGATTTGATTTCCTCGGGAACGTGTTGCACAATACCTTGCGTCAATTCGCGGCATAATGGCGCGCAGTATTCGGAGGTCTTATGGAAACTAAAGAAAACATACAGCTATCTCCGTTTGAGATCGACGGGAAATTGATGGTGGATGTTCGCTACTGGCGCATCACCAAGAAAGGTCCACGCCCGACCAATAAGGGGATCGAAGTTGATTTTAAACTTATCCCACAGATGATTTCTTGCTTCCAGAGAATATGGGAAAAACAAAATGCTGAACAAGCCAAGCAGGCAGCCATAAGGTAGTACCGTATCAATTCGGGAAAATGCGGGGGGGACTTAAAAATGGACACAGACAAACAGGATTCAAGCAAGCTGCCGTGGGTTAAATTTAGCTTCGACGATTACGTCAACGACCTCGCCTTATCACGCTGTTCCCTCCAAGCCCAAGCCATCTGGATGCGAATGCTCGGCATCATGCACCGCGGCGAACCTTACGGGCACCTAGCCACCAACGGGATTCCCATCGACATGAAGGAGCTCGCGCAGCGAATTCCAAAGATGAGCGGCAAAAAGGGTGCCGAAAAGGTGACAAAATGGGTGCTGGAATTACTCCGGTATGGTGTCGTTTCGCAGACAAAAGATGGGGTTTTCTATTGCCGCCGCATGGTGCGAGACGAATCAATCAGGCTGATAAATAGAGCAAATGGGAAAATGGGCGGCAATCCGAAGATCAAAAATTCGGTTAACCCCCCGGTTAACCCCCCGGTTAACCCACCGGTTAACCCAGATGTAGATGTTAGAGAGAACGGCTTACAGCCTAAGCCGTCAGGTAGTAATACTGCCGTTAAACACCAGACCGCGCGTGTGAATAGTGATACGGCTTTGCTTGCGCAAGAATCCCCACGGCGGGAAAAAACGGCGCAGGTAGAAGGCCCACCAGATCCGCTGCGGGAATTCAAAGCCTGGGTCGAACCGATGGTCCCCGGCTGGGCCCGCGGCAAGGCCCGGAAGGCATGGCGCGAACCGGACGACCAGGAGGCGCTGCGGCAAATTTTCGTCGTCCGGGCCCTGCATGAAATCCAAGCCTGCTGGGAGCTATTCATCACGCCGGGCACCAAGAGCTATGACCACGCCGTGGGCCAGCGATTCGCTATGCGGGAATTTCAGCGGCAGATGGAGTACCTCGTCACTGACGAAAAATACCCATCACTCAAGCGCCGATATCTAGACCGCACGCCAGCGGGCGCGCCGGGATAGGCCCCGGCAAGTGCCGCCCGGCACCCCGCCATGTAGCCGCATTTGGGGCGTCCTTGGGCTTTAGGGGGTCATAATGGCCCCAGATACCCACCCCCCGCTAAAACGCCAAGTTTGGGGCCTTTAAATCGATTTCAGCCAAAAGGCGCAAAATAGCCCCTCCAAATACCCCCTAAAACCCCGCCCGATTTAGACCCCCCATTTACACCCCTTAACCTCCGATCTTTCCCCTTGCCATTATGGCGTCATTATGGCAACCTTAATCAGAAGCAAATAAGACATGCGCCTACTAAGGAGGCCATCATGGAAAGAACACAGAACCAGGCTTGGACGGAATTGAGAGACGCCCTGCAGCAGTTTTTAACCCTTCAAGAAAACCCTCAAACCACCATCGAAGAAATGACCGCCGCCCGCCACAAGATCGAAATTCTTGAACGGGAATTAACGGGCCTCAACGAAAAGAAGGTGGCCTAATATGAAAAATAAAAAAGACGGATGGGCCTACACGACATTCGACAAAGTAAAAGCAAAACACACTCAAGGCCCGTGGTGGATTAATAAAACCAATGGAAGCGAAAACGAAATCTGCTCGGGCCCTTCTGGTCTCGATACTGAATCACAATCAAAAATTATCACCGTTGCCATAGCGCATGGTCCGCAAGGCGAGTGGGGAAAAGTAGGCGCCGAACACGAGGCCAATGCCCGCCTCATCGCCGCAGCCCCCGAACTTCTGCGTGTTTTGAAACTCGCCAAGAACGCTCTCGCCAATCATCCTGACGCCGAATTGTGGCAGGGCCTTGAATCGGTCATCGCAAAAGCGGAAGGGAAATAGCCATGACCTACAAACAAAAAATGGCGCAACTTTCTATCCGCGAAAAAGAATTCAGCGCGAACCAGCCGAAACCGGAAATGAAGATCGTGACGCCGATCGAACGGATCCAGCCGTATGCCGCCGGGACCGATAAGCGGGGCGAGCTGCTATGGGAGGGGCGCGCCATGCCCCGCTGGCAAATGGAGATGTTTAAAGCGGTGGTGAATTGGGCGAGCGCAGCGTATGCCCGCTGGGGCGAGGTGTTCCACTTCCAGTATGACGGGCGGGAATTCCGCGCCGAGGATTCATTGCTCCCTGATGAGGATCACGCGACGACCAAGGAGGGCATTGCGGCACGTAAACGCATGTACCCCACGAAGGCGCGCCGCCGTGTTCAGGGCGATTGATTTTGAAAAAAGCGGAAAGGATACAAATTTTAGTTGTCGCTGTCACGCCGTCCGACGGTCTTTTATAAAGGAGAATGAAATGAAGCCACTTATCGACGGTGTTGCCATTGACCGGGAATGCGCCGAAGAAACGGACTGCCCGAAGTGTGGGAAAAAAATGACATTCCGGCCCGAGTTTTTTGACGAGTATGGCGAGCGCACGTATAGGGCTTTTGCGGAATGCAAGCCCTGCGGCATATCAGACGAGTTTTAGGAAGCACCTCTCTTTACTCCGGTCTCTGTCCTTAGCGGCGACCGGGGCTAAGGAGAACCCAAATGAAAACACTGCAGCGGGAATTAGCGGACGCGCTTCATGACCTTTTGCAAGCGGAGAAGTGTGTGTGTAGGGAATCGGAAATCCTGGCCGGGACCTGCAGCATCTGCCTTTATAACAAGCTGCTCAAGCGCGCCAACGCGCTGCGCACCTTTAAACCGCCGCGCCGAATTCCCAACACGAACTCGATCGGGCTTTTCATGCACTGCGCGAATTGTTTAAAAGATAAACCCGCCGATATCGCCGCGCGCGATTGGGTAAAAATCGAGGCGGGCTGGACGCGCCGCGGTTTGCAATTGTGGTGCCGCCGCTGCGAGATCAACATCCTTCACATTGATTTTGAAGGCGCGCAGCATCCCGCCACGATGGCTGCCGCGAAAAAAACTAAAGGGGGAAAAACGCCATGATGACGATGACTGAAAACGCCACAGCGCTCAAATGCCCCAAATGTTTACGGGTGCCGCACGCATGGAAAGAGCGGGCTGCTTATGCCTCGCGCGAGCTCTTTTGGGTCGGCTGTCAGCCCTGCGGTTTCCTGCAAGGCGCTCTGACGCGCCCCGTAGCGACCGGGCTTTGGAATCGGTTTGTGAACCGCTGGAAATTCGAGCACGCGTCATGATCTCGACCTATGTCTGCGGGTGTTATTTCGCGCGCGTCGAAGACCCCGAATCGAAAGGCCACATGAGCATGATCTGTCCGCTGCATTCATCGGCCTCTGAATTTTTAGAGACCATCCGGTGGATGGCGCAGACAATTCATCAGGCCTATCACCAGGACGAGCCCGGAACCTTTATTGAATGCCCGCATAATACCTGCGATGCCGCGCGGCAGGCGATCCAGAAGGTCCGCGGCAAATAACCGGCATCGAGTAGTTCACGTTTGGAGGATTGAATGATTAAATGGTGGGGATACCTGCACAAAGACGGAACGCTGCATCTCAAAAGATATTTTGATCGGCGGGACATCCAGGAGGCGACAGAGTCGCCGTTCGTTCGGCAAGCATGGGGCCCATTTCAAACGGACGATATCGAAGAGGCCCATCAAATGCTGCGGGCCGACGCCGCAGAATACGAGCAGCTGTATAACGACAGCTAAAGGGGTTTGAAGACGACCATGAAAGTAAACGGCCAGACCTTTAATTACGTGCTGATGGTGCGCGAAAATGGAATGAACTTTTATTGGAAATATGGCGCGACCGGAGGCTGGACCCAGGACCTTAACGATGCTCGGCGTTACGAATTGGAAAACAGCGCGAGGAGCGCGCGGCAACATCTTCTCAAGCGCCCCGACATGAATCCCGATCTCATCATAGAGCCGATCTTGGATACCCCAACATGAAAACTCCGCTCGGCGATTTCACGTCCATTGTTTGCCCAAAGTGTGGCGAAGAGCGTTTAAAAACTGCGCTCTATTATCCCGATGACGAGAACTCGGATATTATTCTCGTTTGCCAAAATTGTCACTATCGGGAGTTTCAATGACCGCAATCGAGATCGCGCTGCAGATCCTGATGCTCATGCCCCCGATTCATTCCAGAACACCGCCGGCGGCCGTGGGGTCAACGCCGTCGGGTTCTGGAATTCTTTTAATCACGTCCTGCGCGCCGGGCGGGGCCGTACAGATTCAGCCGGGCAATATCTCAGGCGCGGCCAATGCGGAGGGCGTCGTTATTTTGAAGGCGCCCGCGCAGCGCAGGAGCGCCGACCCTTACGAGATCCGCACACCGAATGCCGCGGGCGAATTCAACGGCACGCTGGACGCCAACGCTCTCCTATCAGCATCCTGCCCATAGAAAATTAGGCCTTCCCTTTACATCTCTGTATATGGTGTCATAATGCCACAACCCATGCTAGAATGACGGGAGACACCACCACATGGCCTATGCACATTATTGGAATAGAACTCTAGAGCTGGACCGTTCTGCGTTTGAAAAATTCGTTGACGATATGCGGACCATCATCGCCAAAGCGGAAGAGATGGGTATTTTTTTAGCCGGACCCCTGGGCAAAGGCAAGCCCCAGGTCGGGCCGGAGACGGTCGCGTTTAATGGCAGCGCCACCTGTGGGCACCGCTACCGCGATTTAGGAAAACCGTTTGCGGGCATTAATGCCAAGGGCATCGAAGAGGTCGAGCCGCCCTACGATCCCAAAGCCGAGCCGTATATCAGCGGGCCGTATCTCGAGACGCGTTCCTGTGGCGGCAGCTGCGCCGGCGAGCCGTTTGTGGTGGACCGCCGATACATCGCGCGCGATTGGGAGCGCACGGAGGAACCCGGTCGCTATGCCTGCAGCTGCATGACCCACTTTAAACCTTACGACCTGATCGTGACGGCCGCGCTCGTGCGCTTGAAAGAGCGCCTGCGGGACGCCATCCAGATTTCCAGCGAAAACCCCGAGCATGGATTCGAGGACGCCAAGCGGTTCTGCCGGGACCTCTTTGGCTGGGCCTCCTATTTTGAAGTGAAGGAGCCGCGCGTGGAGATTCTGCATTGACCCCCGAACAAGTCAAAACACTCCGTGATAAATGGCGCACCTTAAACGAGGTGCAGATCAAGGAAATGATCGAATCGCTGATTGCGGAGGTGGAGTCTGCCAATAGGATGCGGAGCCTGCTGATCTGGGCTGTCGTTATCAATCTCTTTTTTACCTGGTGCGCTGCGTATTGTTGGGTGCATCGTGACCAAGAACCGCAGACGCACCTGGGCATCTTGGAAGAGCACCGATGAATTGTAGGGAAAAATGAGTGGCACAATGACGCCACCCCATGGGAGAATAATCAGCGTGAATAAAGGACGGAGGGACACGATGACAAAAAAGAAGAAAACACAATTTCTGAAACGCCCGCTGCGGATTACGGTGAGGGTCAACCGCACCGAGTTTTTGCAGTGCAGCCAGCGGGCCAAGCGCGCGCGCCTATCCGGCGCCGAGTACGCGCGGAGAAAAATTTTAGACATCCCCATTGTAGATGCCGTGCCGCAGGAGTCCGCCGCCGTATAACGAAAGGGATCTGGGGGCGGGGACTTATTTACGGGATGCATGTACACCAGCCAATCCAGACCGCGCTGAACGTTGAGGCCGGCTATCGTAAAGACAATTTACCTCCCGGCGCCTGGCCCGTCTGGTGCAAAGGCATTTTGTGCGCCTGCCAATGCGGCCAGCGATTCATTCAAACCACCCTCGGTAAAGGCAAACCCATCCTCATTGAGCTTGAGTGGACAGAGACGTGATGGCTCTGGAGTACGTCAAAACAAAACTGACTAAAGACGAGTCGGTCAACCTGGTGCTGGAGGACGAAGAGGCGAAGAAGGTCCTCTCGGCCTGGCGCGTGGTGCCCGTCAGCGTAAAAAATTTCAACGTGCGCGATACCGCGGACCCGGTGGCCGTGCTTGCCACCTTGTGGGCGAACGCCTCCGTCAATATGGCGGAACTCAGCAAACTCTCCACCATCCCCGAGACGCGCGCGAAGACCATCTTTGAACGCCTGCGGGCGGCCTATCTCATTTGGCCCGACGGCACCATTACAGACCTGGGCATCAAATTACTGAATGCGGATCGCACGGCGTATCTCAACAGCCGCATCCCTAAATGGAGGAAATAACCTGGAACCCCCACGGCAGATCATCAAAATGCTGGAAAGCCTCGAGGCCTTTCGCCTGTCTTGCAAGCAGCTGGAAGCCAGGGCCGAGGAGTTTGAAAAGTACATGCGCGAGAAAATCGTCCAAGCTAAAGAAGAGAAATGAATGACGTTCACGTTCAGCATGGCGGGCCGGCTGGAGAGCCTGAACACTACGGAGAGGGACCAGCGCAATCCATACTATCGATTCTACGCAGCCAGGAAGCGGAAATCGATCAAGCGGCACATCGCGCAGTGGATCCTCTACAGCCGCGTTCCGAAATTCAAAGGCCCGGTGCGGATCCACATCCATTGGGTGGAGCAGGATCGCCGGAGGGACTTAGACAACATCCGGGCGGGGTCGAAGGTGCTGCTGGACACCTTGGTGAAAATGGACCGGATAAAAAACGATTCCCAGAAATGGGTTGTGGAGCTGACCGACTCCTACCAAGTGGACAAGGCGAACCCGCGGGTGGAAGTGACGATCTCGGATTGCGAATCTATAAAGACTACGCCGATTTAGCGGATGCGATGGACATCGTGAATCGCGCGCGGATAGCCGGCGGCCTATGAAAGACGAAGAACCCAAGACCGAATTATTGAAGCGCGAGATGTACACCCACCTGGCGAACCTGCGCGACCGCTGCTCCGGCCTCATTGCCTCGGGATACCCGCTCGATGTTTATAACCAGGCCCAATCGCTCCGATCACTGGCCGGGCAAATCGAAAGCGCCGCACGGCGCTGGCGCGATATGTCCTAAATGTAGGGAAAAATCGTTAGTCGAATACCCCGCAGTCGCTTACCATGAATGTGTGCGCGGTCCATTTTCAGTAGCAGAAAAAATTCTTATTTTCCTGATTGTGACCGTTGTGACGTTCATCTTGACCTGCGCGGTTTCCCGAACCATTAAATGATCATCAAAATGGGGGAGAAGGTCGAGTGGCTGATCTTCAGAAGCAAAAGCGAAAACGTAAAGGCCATCCGCATCGAGCATGATGATTTTTTGTACGAGACACCGCGCGGATGGGTGAAGGGCTTTAAAGGTCAATGGCTTGTGGAGATGCCGGGACGCATCCGCCACAACCTCGACCACGAGGCATTTGAGAGGACCTATACGGACGAGCGCCGAAGGGGGGATTAACCGAATGCCGTATGACGGCCGGGCCTTGACGCCAGCGCAAATCGAAGATATCCAGAAGAACGTTTTTAATGGCTGTTACCACGACGAAGAACTCGTCAGACTTTTTGAAACCATAGCGGTCCAGCGGACAATCCTCCGGGAGCTGTTCAACCTTTTTAAAAGTGAGCCCCTGCGCCGTGTATCCACTGCCGACCCCATCCGTAATAATCAGCTTGCTTATTTTAAAGAGCGTGTTTCCATGGAGAACTCATGTTGATCAGCACGCCGTCCGACCTTACCCCTGAAGAGTTAGCCTGCGGAGCGTTCGTCTTTATAATTCTGCTGCTGCTGTTGATCGCCAGCGGCCGCCGCTGAATCCTGGTCGTGCTCGTGGTCGCGGATGGCGCGCTCGATGAGGTAGTACATGCGCTCCCATGAGATGTCGTGTAGGGCGAGCCCTACAGTATTCCCGTCCCCGAGCGGTATGGTAACGATCTCCCCGCGAACCAGCCCGCTGAAAAGGTCCTCTTTGACTTCGATCATCAGCATCATGTCAAAACCTCAATGCCAAAAATCGTAATCCACACCGGGATGAACTCCCAAGAGGTTGAATCGGTCACATGGATGATGCGCACCAAGCACACCCGCCCCGTATAAGTCGCCGGGAGCGGATCCCACTCGCGCAGCGTGATCTCATCGCCAACCAGGAAGACCCTGTCGTTGCGGCGCACCTCGTATTTCTTGGTGCCGGCGCGCACGTCCTCGAAATGCTTGGGCCAGATTTTAAGATCGTAGGTTCTTGGCACGCAGCTGCTCCTCTAAATCGAAGATCACTCCGGTCAAAAATCCCATGTCCTCAATGGCCTGTGGCAGCGAACGCCCAGCGCCGCCTTCGGCCCAGCGCTTGGTGATTTCAACGATCTTCTTCTTTTGGTTTTCAGTCATGGCGCGCACCTTCCTTTACCGGGGGTTCAACAACGTCAAAGTAGGTCGGATAAAAAACGTATCGCTGCCCAGGCTGTGCAATGCGCTCGATGGCCTTGAAGTCCTCGTTGTATTTGAGCATGTCGTTCAGAAGGAACGGCCGCAGGAATTTGAACATAGGGACGCCCTCCGAATCGATGACGACCTCGAAAATGGGGTCGTGCGCCACGCGCTCTCCTTTATAAGAACGTTTAGGGCTGTCCATAAATCACCTGAATCATGTCCACTCAGAAAGCCACAGGGGTTCCGTCGATGGTAGAAGCCACAATTGGACCCCCTTTCGTGGACAGCACTTTTTGGACTAACGATTTGCTAACGCCAACTCGAGCTGCGATGGATCGGATGGAGGCGGTTCCGCGGAGCGCAAGAATCTCCTGGCGCTTAATGTCAGGAAGGGGCGGCGCTCCGAATCGCTTACCTTGGGAGCGAGCGCGGGCCAGTCCGGCGTAAATTCTTTCTTGAATGAGGTTGCGCTCGAATTCGGAAAAGGAAGCGAAGATCCCAAACATGAGCTTGCCCTGTGAGGTGGACGTATCAATTCGTTCTTGGTGGGAGGCAAAATCAACACCGCGCTCCCTGAACGTATCGAGCGCCTGCACCAGATGTGACAGGCTGCGGGCGAATCGGTCGAACCGCCAAACCAGCACGCAGTCCACGACTCCCGGCCAAGCAAACTCCATAAGTGAACGAAGACGCGGGCGGTCCTTCTTCGAGCCCGATATGGCATTGTCAACAAATTCATCGACAACCGTCCATCCACGAGACGCGCAGTATTTCCGCAGATCGAGCAGCTGGTTATCGGATGTTTGGTCAGCCGTGGAAACTCGGGCATAAATGGCAACTCGCTTTTGTTTTTCCATTAAGCCCTCGTACTCCCGAACCATTGTGGTGACGTCACCGAATTGGTCGTGATGCTAAAAAGATCCCCGTCTCTCCGGGGCGTCAAGCCTCGGTATCTACTCTCCGCACTATGCCTTGCGGCTGTAATGCGTACCCTCAACACAGTCTGTGCGATCGCCACGAACCGCGGTAGCCAGCATGCTCAGCCACAACTCGTGGGACATTAGTCTCCCGGCTTTCTCATGACTCATCATCTCTTTACGCACTTAGGGTGCCATTACACTAGCCCACTTTGTAGGCACAGTCTCTATAGAAAGGGAATGACCCTCTCGCAATGGGGAGACAAGAACGGCATCCTTCGCTGGGCTGCCGGATTTCAAAGCCCCTATTGAACTGCGGGGACCATGTGGTCATCACCGGCCGCTGGACCCGTGGGTGCGCAGCGCCGGTTTCACCCGGCGCAGAGGCCCGCAAAGGACGGTGACATTATGCCACCATTGACGGAGAATGTCCAGCCGAATAGTTGCCAAATTTGCGCTTTGCGGGCATAATGGTTTGCACTCGGGAAGTACCCTGGAGGGGGGAAGTCGCCTGCGAGAGACAACCAAAGACACGGTCGCATCCGTAATCCGGCATTTACGGGCCGGGATGGCGCCCAAGGAGGTCGCTGCCATGATGAACGTCACATGGCAATGCGTCCAGAAAATTATCATTCGGCACCAGCTGGTGCGCATGACGTACATAGAAACGTATTCCCTCCGTCACCCTCAGCGCGCCGGCCCACCGCAGAAGATCGTCAGACCGCTAAAGCAAGCCAATCAATTGTAGGGAATCATTAATAGCGCGTTTGTGTCATATCGTCTATCCTCAAAGACGAAATGCACCCTTCCCGCTCCCGCAAGGAACACCGCAAATTTCCATTTTTAAAAGCGTACGCCCTCCTCGGCTCCATCCGATCCGCCGCTAAACGCACCCGCATTTCAAGAGACGCCGTGCATGATTGGCTCCGCAAGGATGCGTCATTCTGCCGCGCCTTCGCGCACGCAAAAAAACAATTTGAAAATCAGGAATTCTCAGGGCTCGAAAGCGCCTTGGTCTTCTTTACGCACATCGTGCGCCCCATCATTCCCAAAGACTGCTGGCCGCGCATCGCCAGCGAGCTCGCCATCGGCATGTCCAATCTCAAGAACGATTTAAAAGGCGGGCGTCGTTATGCCGTCCCCCTTACGGGAGAAGTAGCGGAGGTTTCGTTATCGCGCGACGGGTCGAAGGGCGTGACTGTCCAAGACCGCGATACCGAAAACTCCGCTCACGATTTGTGAGCCACGGCCTGTCGCCGAAGATCCGCAGGTTCGTGGCTGAATATTTAAAAGACCAAAACGGCACGCAGGCGGCGATTCGCGCGGGTTATTCAAAGAAAACCGCCAATGAGCAGGCCGCGCAGCTCTTAGCGAAACTTAGTGTGCGCGAGGCCGTGGATGCTGAGCTCGCCAAGATCCAAGAGAAGGCCGGCCTTACGCAGGAACGGGTGTTGAACGCTCTTTTGAAAGTCGCCGAGATTGACCCGCGGATGCTCTTTGATAAAGACGGCACGCTGCTGGGCATTCACAACATCCCCGCCGACGTCGCCGCCACCATCGCCTCCATCGAGTCTGACGATAAAGACGGGTCCATCAAGAAGGTCAAATTTTGGGATAAGGTCCGGGCGCTGGAGCTCTTGGGTAAGCACCTCAAGATGTTTACGGAGCGCAACGAGATCGCCGACGGCAATGGAGCGCCCGTCGTCATACAATTTATGCCGGCCAATTATGAACGAGCCAAAAATAGTCCAAGTTCAGACGACAAGGGTCTATGACCGAAACGTCCGATCAAAGGCTCAGTACATCGTCAACGTCGGCGGAGCCGGCTCGAGCAAGAGCCACTCGCTCGCCCAGATTTGCGTCCAGAAGCTCTTTACACTACCGAATCGAAAGATTGCTATCTGCCGCAAAACGTTTCCCGCGCTCCGTCTCACGGCGTATAAACTCGTGGTTGGCCTCCTGTCCGACTATGGCGTGTATGGCCGTGTTCGTCATGACCGGGCCAACCACGTTATCACCAATCCCGCCAACGGCGCCTTCATCGCCTTTCTCTCTATCGACGACCCTGAAAAAATTAAGTCCACTGAGTGGAACGACATCTGGCTGGAAGAAGCCAGCGAATTTACCTGGGAGGATTGGATCGTCATTCAAACCCGCCTCCGCTCGGCTGCTCCCCCGGACCATCCCAATCGGATCTATTTCAGCCTTAACCCGTCCGACGAGCAAAGCTGGATCAACCAGCGTCTCATGCTCACAAAAACGTTTGCCGAGAAGCTTGAAATCATCCACTCCAATTATCAGGACAACCCGTTCCTGGGCGCGGATTACATCGCTATTCTGGAGGATCTCAAGGACCAAGACCCAAACGCCTATCAGGTTTATGCCAAGGGTGAGTGGGGCGCGCTCACCAACATTATTTACCGGCCCTATGAATTGGTTCAGGAATTCGCCGCCACCGACGAGAACTCCGACGTTATCTATGGTCTCGACTTCGGATATAACAACCCATCCGCTCTCCTTGAAATCGGCATCAAAGATAAACAGGAATGCAACCTCCGCGAGCTGCTTTACGAAACCCATCTCACCAACAGCCAGCTCATTGAAAAGGTCAAAGAGGTCATCCCCGAGGAGCTCAGGCACCGCCCGATATACGCCGACTGCGCAGAGCCTGACCGCATCGAAGAATTTTCCAACGCGGGGTTCAACATCTATCCAGCTGATAAAGAGGTCAACATCGGGATCGACTTCTGTAAGCGCATCAAGTTCTACACCATCCCGGCGAACGTCAACCTTAACAAAGAGCGCTCCGTCTATAAATGGCGGCAGGATAAAAACGGCATCGTGCTCGAAGAACCCGTTAAATTCATGGATCATTTAATGGACGCCAAACGCTACGCCGTCTATACCCACCACAAGGAACACCCGGCGTGGGATTGGGTAGGCAAACCAAAATGAACCAGCGCATCCCTCAGACCGCCAAGGTGCGCCGGCTGCAGCGCGAGCTGGGCGCGTTAAACCGGGAGGCCGTGGGCCTGCGTAACCAGGTCAATACGATGGAATCCAAGATGTCGAACTCCTTCGACGCGCTGGTGCAAAGCTTCGGCGCCACCGCCGAGATCAATAATTTCGACTCGATCATTTACAACACGGGCTATAACGTTGTCACCATCCAGTACATGGCGCTGGCCTATCTCTATAAGAGCGAGGGGATTGTGCAGGCCGCCATCGACATGCCGGTGCAGGACGGGTTCCGCGGTGGGCTGGAGCTCCTCTCCCACACGAGCATGATGGATAAAGACGACCTCAAAATACTGGCCGACGACCTCGATAAAACCTCGTTTTTCAAAACCTTTAAGACGGCGATGAATTGGGCCCGGCTCTTCGGAGGCGGCGCCATCATCATCCAGAACGGCGAGAACCCCCAGAAACCCCTGTCGCTGCAAGGCGCGCGGAACCGTCCCGTGGAATTCATTCCTTGCCACCGCTGGGAACTCACGAGCCCGTTGCGCTTCCCGCCCGACGGCTTTTACACGTTCTATGGGCAGAAGGTCCACGCCTCGCGCGTGAAGACCCTCTCCGGCAAAGAGGCGCCGTACCCCATCAATATGATCCTGCAGGGCTGGGGCATGTCTGAGGTGGAGCACATCGTGCAGCCCTTGAACATTTTCCTGCGCACCCAAAACGTCGTCTATGACATTTTGAAAGAGGCCAAGGTCGACATTTATCGGTTCAAAGGATTCGCCGCCCAGCTGTCGTCCCAGAAGGGCACCCAGCAGATGCTGCAGCGCCTCAATACCTCGAACCGGGCCAAGTCGACCAACAACGCCCTGGTGATGGACGTGGAGGACGAATACGAGCAGAAGCAACTCAGCTGGTCGGGCCTGGCCGAAATCTGGAAAGAGAACCGGATCGGGCTCTCCTGCAACCTGCGGATCCCGATGACCAAGCTCTTCGGCATCTCGGCGGCCGGCCTGAGCTCGGGCGAGGACGATATCGAGAATTACAACGGCATGGTGGAGTCGCAGGTTCGCGAAGAGGCTAAGCCCCTGCTGTACGAGCTCCTGCAGCTCAAATGCCTCTCGCTCTTTGGCGACACGTTCGACCTGATGTTTAAGTTTTACCCCATGCGCACCATGACGGCCGTCGAGGAGGAAACCGTTAAAACCTCCAAGCACGCCCGCTGGAAGGACGACGCCAACAGCGGTTATTTGAACCCGCAGGAATACATGGACATGCAGCAGAAGGACGGCCTGATCCCCATCGAGTCTGAGGTATCGCAGGGCGCAGAGCCTGAGCCCATGTTTGAGGAAAATGGCAGCGACGAAACCACCGACGATAAAGAACCCAAAGAGGAGGCCGCATGAAGGGCACGATTACGATCGCGTTTGACCACAACAACGAGCAGACCCAGGTGATGGTCAGCGCGGATATGAGCAGCCAGCAACGCAAGAATTTCTCGATCGCCATTTTGCTCGAGGCCATCAAGGTCATCATGGCCTATGAGCACAGCCCAATCATTAAAGCAGCCTCGCTCCCCAACGGGAACGGAAACGGAATTCACAAACTGACCTAATGAAAACGCTCGCTCCATTACGGCTTAAGCCCAGCTACTGGCGGGATATCGAGGCGCAAATCATCGATACCCTGCGGGACCTGCTCTTTAAACCCCTCGTCCATACGATCAAATCGATTGAACAAGGGTCTAAGATCAATGCCTTGATCTTAAACGCCAAGGAAGACCCGCTGATCACGGCGCTCCGCTCGGGGCGCGTCCAATACACGCTCGGGGTGTTTACCGGGCAATTCTCCGCGGGGATTACGAGCTCCCTGCGCCGGCTGGGCGCCACCTTTGACGAGCGCAGCCGATCGTTCCGCATTGACCCCAATATGGTCCCGAATTGGATGAAGGCCGAGGCGGCCGCCTACCAGCTGAAGGCCCGCGAGATCCACGACGTGCTCAATCGCCGCTTAAACGAGATCCAGCGCACCATCCAGCACGACATCAACGTGCGGCCGATGGATGCCGATAAAACCGTGGACGCCTTCGAGGACGGCTTTAAATCGGTGGCCGAGAAGATCGAGGTCTCGCCCGAGCTCAATGCCGCCTCCCGCCGCACAATGGCCGAGGAATACTCCGAGAACATGAAACTCTATATCCAGAAATTCGCCGATAAAGAGGTCATGTCGCTGCGAGATGCCGTCGAAGAAAACGCGAAGGAGGGTTACCGCTTTGACAAGCTCATCCCATCGATCAAGAAGCGCTACGGCGTCACCGTCCGCAAAGCCAAGTTCCTGGCGCGCAACGAGACGTCGATCTTTATGTCGAAGTACCACGAGCAGCGTTACGCCGAAGCCGGCGTCACGGAATACATCTGGTCAACGTCGCATGACATACGCGTACGTCCGGCACCTGGCACTCACGGATCCGATAACCACCGCGTGCTCGATGGACGAGTCTTTTCGTTTGCCAATCCGCCGGTGGTAGACCCAGCGACGAGTCGCAAGGCAAACCCCGGACAGGACTATAACTGCCGGTGCGTGGCGATCCCAATCCTCGCTGACAAATCCTCGGCGCGGCAGGAATACCGCCGGGAATTGCAGGAGGCGCGATGAAGGGGTCTTACGTCCAAACGATTAAGCGCCGGGCCATGAAAGAGGGCGGCGTGACGTTCACGGAGCGTATGCGCGAGGCCGTGCGCATTCGCAAACCCGTGGCAGACGTGGTATTCAAGGTGGAGGGCAAGAAGGTCTTAGCAGTCGCCAAGCCGTAAACATTTTATCCGGTGCGGGGTTGCTCCCGCTTTAAGCGTCTAACGCTACGGCAAACACCCGATAACTAGGCGGGATCGACGTCATCGAAAGATGGCAGCGGTCCCGCCTTTTTTATCGGGCATTTCAAGGGAGGGTGTATGAGCTTCGCTGAATGTCTGAGACAGGTCGTGTTTGGGTTTTCGTTCGGGGTTGGATTCTCTCTGGCGCATTGGCTGCTATCGAAGATCCTGAAATAGGCGGATCAGCATATGGCAAAAAGAAACGTCGGCGATAAGGTGCGTGTGCTCGGTGAGACGTGGTCTATCACCGAGATCGATTCCAGCGACGATCAAAATCCGCGCTACACCATCGCTGGGCGGCGCGGAACGAAAACAGGCATCGAGGACACGGACATCGAAAACGAGGTCCCCGAGGACGAGAAGGAAGGCCTCAAGAAATCGATGGAGGAGCCGGCGATCAAGCACGCGCTGGAAAACGCCGTCGAGCATGGGCTGCTCTCCAACGCCGACATGCAGAAGCTGGTCACGCGCGACGGCTTTCCCAAGGCCTCACCGCCGATCAAATTCTTAATGCCGGGCCTGGTCGAATACGAATACATGAACGACGGCGACGGCGCGCGGGTGCTGGTCACCAAGAACGCCATCGACAAAATGCTCTCGGACCCCGAGAAAAGCATCGTCGGAAAACCCGTCATCAATCTCGCACACCGCGATGTCTCGCCCGACGACTACAAGAACGGTAAAGCCGACGGCGTGGTGACGCGCGCGTGGTGGGATCCCAAGGAAGCCTGGTTCTGTTGCGAGGCGCTTGTCTGGGACGAGGACACAAGAAAGAACCTGCTCAGCCAGGCTGTTTCATGCGAGTACACTGCGCTCCCGCCCTGGGGGCCTGCCGGCACGTTGAACCAAGTCGCATACGACAAGGAAGTTACTGACGGGCGTTTCAAGCACCTCGCGGTCGTTGCTGGCCCGCGGTACGAGGGCGCAAAACTTATGAATTCCACAGGAGGAACTAAAACGATGAAGCTCTTGCAATGGCT